GCTGGAGCAGTTGGTGGTGCAGAAGCAGGAGATCCATCGTTCTTCCTCGGAACACCAAATATTTTCACTATTAGATATGTGACAGAAAACTTCAGAGACATTCCAGGTGTAAATATTATCAAACCTTGTGCTCTGACAAGATTCGAAACAGACTACACACCTCAAGGTAGTTGGCAGGCATTTGATAAAGGTCAACCAGTATCATACAAAGTTCAAATGGACTTTGCTGAACTGGAACCAATCTACAACACAGATTACAACCAAAATGTCAATGCAAACCGAGTTGCCACTTTTGATGATTTTGGCAATCAGACAAATAAAGGCGATTTGAGAAAAATCAACGACGATTATGTAGGGTACTAAAAAATGGCAGTAAGAAGTTATTTCAGGTATTTCCCAAATCTCGATTACGTCTCCAGGCAATTAGACAGAAGTTCTAATGATGAGTATGTAACCGTAAAAAATATCTTCAAAAGACCTAGATTAAGGGAAGATATTGCCTCAGTTGCAACTGTTTATGAATACTTCACCATTCCTGGCAATCTTCGTCCAGATGAAATTGCAGATCGTCAGTATGGAGATCCAAACCTTGACTGGGTAATTTTAATCACGAATAACATCCAGAACTACCAGCAAGATTGGCCCATGGATGATCTGACGTTCAGAAAGTATCTTCTGGATAAGTATGGAGAAGAAGAAAACTTATATAAAGTACACCACTACGAAACCTCTGCTTTCGAAGATGGTTTTACGAGAACTGTAATTCCTGACGGATTAGTTGTCGATTCAAACTACAACATCTCAGTATATGATCAAAAAACCAATCAGGAATTAAAATTCAACGACAACATTCCCGTTGAACAATCACCTGCCGCCACAGTAGATCTTCATGGAACCGTATTTGATGAAAATGGTGAAGTAATTTTAGGAACAGGAATTACTCCAATCACAAACTACAAATATGAATTTGACCTGAACGAACAAAAGAAAAATATCATCATATTAAAGAATCAATACCTAGGCGTGTTTATTGATGATATGAAAAAGATCATGAGATATGAAGAATCTTCCCAATATGTAACTGACTCTCTAAAACAAGGATATAATCCACGTTTGACTGGTATCTAATGACCTACGAAGAATTTATCAACAAGGGCACCGAATTCTACATGGATATGGTGCGATTGATTGATATTAAGATGAAATATCGTATGGCACTAAATGCACTCGAAAAAGAAATTAATGGTTATATTCAAGAATTTCAAGAACAGACAAAATTGAACGAATTGAGAGATAGATTCGAAAAGTGTTTGGAAATAGAAGAAGTAAAGGGGTTGTTGCCTGAGTCAGAAGACAACGAACCCCAGGCATAAAAAAATGGCCGGAAATTTTTTCCGACCATTTAGGGAATCAAAGATCGATTTTGGTATCAGTCTTCAGCGAGACGCTGGAAGTAACTCATCGCATCATCTTCATCCTCATCGGTGGTCTCCTCAACGACAGGAGCTTTACGAGTCGCAGATGCAGCGATTGATGCGAGTTCTTCCTCAACATCACCACGATCGTTGTCCTCATCATCAACCTCTTCGTCAACGGGTTTACGAAGTTGTTGTTTGTTGCCAAGGACAGCATCAAGACGCTTCTTCAGTGCATCGTAATCCTTGAACTGATCAGGAGCAATGAAGGCATTCAGATCATGCAGGTTGTTGTAGATCTGTTCGAGTTCATCATCATCCTCCAGCAAAGCACTGGGTTTTGCGAACTCGGAACTATCATAGTTCCAATAACCAGCAACATTCTTGATCTTCAGTTTGAAGTTAGCACCAGTCCAGAAATCAAAAGGATTGATGGGATCTTCATCCTCAAACTCAGGTTGCATTGCTGCAGAGATCTTATCAAAGATCTTCTTGCCAAACTTGTAGAGGAAAACTTTACCTTCGTTCTCGGGGTTCGAAGAATCCTTGACAACATAAATGTTGGCGTAATAGGACAGTTTACGCTTTTGTTTCCGAGCGATTTCTTTATCAGAATCCAGACCACTGTTCCAAAGAACACGATTGTGCTCGGAAACGGGATCCTGTTTACCAATAGTGGTCAGAGAGTTTTCGATATACCATCCACCAGGGCCTTGGAATGCATGACTCCAGAGTTGCACCCAGGGGAGATCGCATCCTTCAGCAGCGGGAAGGAAACGAATAACGGCATAACCGTTACCTGCCTTATCAACGGCAGGTTTCCAGAAACGATCATCCGTAGATGACCCACCCTTTTCGTTCAGTTTCTCCACCTTCTTCATCAGTTTGTCGGTGAGAGATCCAGAGCGGGATTGTTTCTTCAGATTTGCAAATGACATGTGTTCTCCGTATTTGTTCGTATTGAGTGGTATTGAACTTTTTAATTATATCGCCAGTCTTCGTCCTCGTCAACCTCTTCGGTCCAGCTTTCAGGCTGGTCCAACCTGTTTTCCAGATCCACAAGAACCTGAGTGAGGCTATCAAAGAAAGACTCAACTGGTTGACCCTCTTCAAGACCCAAGAACTTTGCAGATTCCATGATTCCTTCCTTCATCTTGACTGCCCTAGGGTCATCGGACATTTTTAGACGAAAGTAGAAGAGTTTTTGTTTTTCCAAAAGTTGTTTCATGAGGCGAAGATGTTCCTCTCTATCCTCTGGGGTCAGAGAAGCTGGATGTTTGAACATCAATCTCGCCATCTCATCTTGTAGTTCATTTAATTCGGTTACAGCGGCACGAACCACTGGGGAATCAAAAAAATCTGTCACACTATACTCTCCCTTAAAATCCTTTTGTATTCTTGGATGTCAATATTTAGAAAGGATTTATACTTTCTAATTTTAAAACTTACGGTTTCCCACACTGGGTCAAAAAGTTGAGAATCGTAGTCTTTAGCATAACCAAGAATACTATCCAATAATATCATGGTTTCAATTGATATGGCATTCTGAAGATGTTTCTTTAGAATGTCTGAATGATTACCGTTTTTACAAGCAAAGAGTTCATCAAACCTAGACTTCTGTATGAAAACAGACACCTCAGTAGCAAACATTGACTGAAGTGTCTTTATTTTATCGGACCACTCTGAATATCGGCGGTCACCAGTGTCTATAATCTGACCGATCCAGACTGATCTTGGGTCTTCTGCCTGACTAAAACTAGCTACAAAGTAATCATGTATTTCTTGATCGGTTTTCTTCCGAGACATCCTCTCGAAAAAATATCGATCCTTTCTTTTCTTAAATGTAGACTCGTTTGCCCGAGTCTTTCCCTTATACTTAAAAAAGTCATAACTATCTTTCGTAAAGTGGTTCTTAAACGAAAGATAGGTTTTATATACATCAAAGGGCGTCATTCCATATTACAATGGTAGTTTTGCTCTAGAACTTTTCTTCAAGAAATTAAGTTCCATTGCCTCATTCTTTAACTTTTCCTTGAGGGGTTTAGAAATAAGTTTAGAAACAGAATCCAATTCAATATTGTTTTCTTCGCAGTAACTTACTATTGCCTCAATATAATTCAAGTCTGAGTTCAGAACAAGGACTTCAATGTCCTGACTAAACTTAGATTGGCACAAGAACTTCTCCTTGAGTAGGTCGTTAACGTCTTTCTCCATACTCTCCGAGTTTATAAGTGACGAATTCTTTAATATACCTGGTAAGAAGTTTAATATAGTCACCTTTGTTTCGTTTTTCATAAACAACACAGTCTCCATTTTCAGCCACCATAATGGTGACAAGTTTTTTCACGATTTCGCCTGTCATTTCATAGTACATACAGGCATATGCAGTTTCTTGAACAAAATATTGTTCAATCCATTTTTCAGGTTTAATTTTTTTGGAAGTCTTAAAGTCGATTACCGAAAGTTCTCCGTCGTACTCCGCAATGCAATCGACTCTCCCAGCAATGCCAAAATAGTCACTATAGAGTGACTTTTCAAGTGCATGTATATTATTTATCTTGTCCAGAGAATCCTTTGCCGCGAGGAACAATGCCATCGTAGAAGGAAGTGGATTCTGAGATTTGACATCCAAATTGAGAAGATACTTCTCAACTAAGTCGTGAAATTTAGTACCTCTGGTTGTTGAAACACGAGAAATACGATTCGCCTCTTCTTGTCCAACACGGGCTCTCCAATCTTCAAAGACTTTTCTATTATAGAAACTGGTGACTGAGGTGATGGAAGGCATAGGCCTTCCTCCAGGAGTTGTATAGTATCGTACACCATCAATCATTTTAGCTTCAAGATCAAAGTCTTTTAGCTTGTCGAGATGAATAAACATTATAAAGCAAGGGCAAGTTTAGTAACCAAGTAATTTCTCACAAGACCCGAACGCACAATGTCATCAAGTCCGAATTCAATTACACCGAAGTCTTCTTCCATGACTTCAATAATTCTCTTAAAGTCGATGATGCCATCTTTTTCATAGGACTTTGTAAGGTCCGTCTGAGTAGCATCACCACAGAAAATAATCTTACAGTTGTCTCCAACTCGTGTAATTATACTATCTAATTCATGAAAATTCAAGTTTTGCATTTCATCGACCAGCACAATGCAGTTATCCATTGTTGTGCCACGAATGAATGAGGTAGACCAGAAAGAAATAGTCTCCTGAGTCTTCAGGTTACCATACAACATTTCGAAATCGGCATCAGTAGCCATCTCAAACATGTACTTGACCATGTTCTTGTATGGGATCTGATACAGAGCAGCCTTATCATCATGATCTCCAGGGAGGAATCCAATCTCTCTGGTAGATACAAGAGAACGAACGATGTAGAGTTTCTCGTATGGAGTATTCTCATCCAGAACATCGCAGAGTGCCTTATAGAGACTAATAAAAGTCTTACCAGTACCTGCAGCACCATATGCAAAGATGTTCTTGCCCTCGTCGTAGGCAGAGTAGAGTTTCTCTTGATTCTCGGTGAGTGGTTCAATATCAACCAACATCTCACTGTTGATTGGTTTCTTGCGACGCATTTGTTTTGCTGTCATTCCCACTCCAATGGGATCGTCAGTCTTCCTCTTTCTTCTTGCCATAATTTTATCGAGATAGTTTGTTGTACCTGCCTCTAATACCAGCAGATTTTTCCGACTTTTTAAGAACTTCGTTCCAACCAGGATGAGTCTTGGACATTTTGTCTCTCCACTCACCGACTTCACCAACACCAGGGCAGGTACTGGGGTCAGAGAAATCTCTAACCCACTCGGGATTATCTAGTTTCCACTGGTCCCAATCATGAACACTCATGACCACCTCTTTAGTTTCACCAGTTACGGTGTTCTTTACAGGGTACGTTGCCATCAGGTCCACTCCAATGCTTCAGATACCACAGGGAACTGTTCCATAAACACTGCCTTACAAGATTCAGCAATATTCATGTGTTCTTTCTGAGTACCATGTGCAGAACGCAGATTAATATAATGAATCCATGAACGGCATGAGCCTGTCATGTAGATTCTTGTCGGCGTGCAGAGAGGCAATACATTACGAGCACACTCTTTTGCAACGCCAAGTCCAAGCATCTGTTGATACAAGGCTTCTGCACTACTAAACAGAGTTTTCATTTGTCTCTGCAGTTTATCCACAGTTTCGGGATCAAGATCGTCAATAGAATTCTGACGATTCTTTGTGTCCTGACGGCGAAGTTCAGGCAGAGGAATTTGACCCAACTGAGAACTGTCTGCATACCGCTGGGAAAACTCTTGAAATGTGAACGAGCGGTGCCTCAAAATTTGAGCCGCGATTGCACGGGTAGTCTCAATTTCAAGAGTCATAGTGGATTGTTCGAACACAGACCAGTGGTTGTGAACGATACAATACTTCAAGAGACCCGCATAGTTTTCATTCTCTTGATTTGCAGGATTCGAAACCCTGGCAATATACGCCATGGTTTTTTCTGCGTCAGGGGTAACACTTACTAGTTTTGCACTCATAATTAGTCTGGATAACCGTCATCATCATCTCTGCCTTCGAACCTAAATCCGAATTCAGACTCTTCTTTTCTCATGTATGCATCTTTATCAGCATACACTTCCGTTTTCAAATTCTCAATCAATACTTCCAAGTTTTTTATAAGAACTTTAAGTCTATCTTTATTCATGGCACACCTTCAAATATGTTGTAGTTGAAATTAATAACCACTCTACGATTGAGGTCAGTACAAGTAGTACCAGCATGTTCTAGATTAGAATCAAATACTACCAATCGATTAGATACACTATCTATTTTAGTACCATCACGAAAAATTGTATAGCCGTTATTTGTACTCATATACAAAATGGCAGTAATACAATTCGGATAATCCGTGTGGAAATCATTGACCTGAATCTCAGATGTTCTATGTAGTAAATTTGCCTTACACCTAAGAACAGAAGATGCGCCTAAAGATTTAAACACAGGTTGAACCAATGGCCAATACTGACTCCTAGGTTCATACTCATTATAAAAACAATGAGTGAATTGATATTTGCCGTCATCAGGCAATACAATCCCCTCATAATAGTTCCATGGAAATAAAAAACTCATCACTTGATCTTCCAACTTTTTAAAGTCGGAGTAATCAAGAAAATTGTCAAGTACCTGAGTCTTCATTGGTATAAATGGGCGGATGATACTTTAAATATTCCCAAAAGGTCAATTTCATTTCCTTATTGGTCATACCACAATGATCCGCCGCAGCAGGAAGATTCATTTTAGCGTAAAAGAGGGCTTCATTCGCCTCCTGTACGTTCTGTGGTGTTGTCTTTACTCTCTGCGTCTGGGCCATAGTCTCTCAATAATTTAGTGATAGTATCGTCTACACCACTGAGACTACGAATCTCATAGATGTTTGACTTCATGTACTTTTTCAATTTCTTATAAGTCCGAGTCACCTTTTGAATTTCATCAAGGTTATAGGTGACTTCGGCATTCCCATCTTCAGTCATTTTTTCTTAGATGATTTAACTTGAGCACCCCAAAGTTTAGGGTTGACTCTACCTTCCGATTGAGTCATATTAATTACTGATCTAAATCTGTCCCAGTAATAATCGAAAATATCAACTCTCTTTGGCGCGACAGAAATATCAAACTTTCGTTGTCCGTTGTCTTCATACTCTACAAGATATGCAGTGTAAGGTAAAGATCTGTCATCGGCCATAGAAGGATCACAGTCCTGGTGAATGATATTCACTCCCTTCCCCATTAACTTCTACCTCCCCATTGAATGTCGGGATATGCTTCGGAGATAATCTCTTGAGTTATTGGATATGCACTTTGGAGATTCTTATCTTTAACCAAACAAAGAACCTTTGCCTCTTCTGGATGCAAGGACTCAAGCATATTGATAAACATGGTCTCCCTCTTGATCTTATTGAGGGCATCATTTCCACCCTTAACAAAAACATAAAGACGTTTCCACTCGTTTCTCAGAGTAGAACGTTGAGGGATACCTCTCTTAGGATCTGGGGCAGCCTCTTCAGTCAGAGGTTGGTATGGAACATCCCCCGCAGGAATCATTGAGATCACTGACGGATCATAGTTCCAAATGAACAAAGCTTTCAGGAAGTCTCCACCATAATTGCGAAGAATATCTACTTTCTTTGCCTTTGTTCTCTCTTGCACAACTGCTCCAAGAATTTCATGGACCAAAGAGTTTGGTCGCAGTTCAATCTTTTGAACTTTGATACTCTTTGGTCCTGTTGTGGTTTTTTTCGCAGTAGTAGACGTGGTTTTTTTAGTCCTCGTCGTCGATCTCTTCGTAGTCGTCATAATTGTTTTCAAACCTCACGGCTAAAATTTCATCAGGAATAACATTACCATTGACATCAAACATCTCTGGATGGAGGGCGGGTGTCGCAGTGTAGAACTGATGCTGCTGATATAACCAACCAATTATACCACCAATCATCAAAAACATCACACTTATTAAAACAAATATCGCAACAAGTGTTACTTCCATGTTCTGTACCTCCCACGGGCATTACTTCTTTCTTATATCAAGGGAAACCTGTAGGTGAAAGTCAATCTCTCTGTGGAAGATATTGATCAACTTACCGAAGTAGACTTCCCAGGTCTTTCTAGACTCCTTGATCTCTTTTGGGCCGCCTCCCGATAGCATTAAGTCCACACCTCTATTTATGTGGAGATCACGATCTCCCATCAACTGAGGATGCGATGTTCTTTGAGATAAGCAATAGTTTCATTGCAATCTCCTAGGTGTTTTTCGTCCAGCATTACTTGCGGGAACTGATTTTTTCCAGGAAATTTATCCATGAAATATTGCTCGGTAAAATCAACTTCGAGTTCTTTATAGCTGTACGGCTTTCCAAGAAGCTCAAGAACCATGATAATTTTTCTACATAAACCGCAGTTTTTTTTACCGTAAATTGTGTACATGTTAATCGTCTTCGTGTTTTTTATCGTTAAGCATGTCTTGCATGTCATCGAGAAGTCGATCAGTACAAATAAGAGAATCGATATCTACTAACATCTTAGAGATGTTTAATGCCACATATGGTTCCTCTTGACGAGCAGCATACGCAAGGGCATTACGAAGACAAGCATCCGCTTCTTTTAGGGATTCAATAACGGAATCAGACAGTGCCATTAATAGAATCCCAATCTTTTTGGAAAAGTTCCAAACCTTTCTCAGTCAATACATGATCGTACATTTTATCAAATACCTTTACAGGCATAGTACAGACTTCTGCACCACAAGTAAAGGATTGAGAAACCTGACTCACTTCACGAAGTGAAGCGGAAAGGATATTAGTGCGGACCATATGTTCACGATAACATTCGGAAATAGAACGAATCAATTCGATACCACCAAAAGAGTTATCGGATACTCTTCCAACAAAGGGAGAAACATAAGTTGCACCAGCCTTTGCAGCAAGAATTGCCTGTGCAACAGAGAATACCAAAGTAACATTGGTAGTAAATCCGGCTGCACAGAGAAGTTTACATGCCTTGAGACCCTCAACTGTACATGGTACTTTGATAGTAACATTCGGCATGTCTCTGAAGACCTGGGCCTGTTCGAGCATTTCCAGAGCATCGTCAGCGACAACCTCTGCAGAAATAGATTCGAAGTGAGGAAACTCCTGAGAGATCTCCCTAATCGTCTCTACGGGGTCTTTACCCGACTTAAGGATAAGAGTTGGGTTTGTTGTAACACCGTCTATGAGACCTGTGGCATCCGCCTTACGAATCTCTTCGATGTTTGCTGTATCAAGAAAAATTTTCATAGTTCACAATCTCCACAATCGGAGTTAATTTTAAATTGTTTACGAATCCTTTTCAGATCCTTAAGTTCTTTTTTAATCATTTGATAGGCAACTTCCCCATCAATTTTGTCACCGACTTCAAGAGCAACAATAATATCAACTCTCGTTCCAAAATGAGAAAGAGCCTTTTCAAAACAATTTAAGTCTTCATACATTTTGAAGAGTCTCCAAGAACATATAATTTGGGTGTTCCTGTTTGTACTTCTCAACCTCTTTCATATCCTTCAGATATACAGAAAGAGTTGTTTGTGGGAACTCTTTAAAACAGTAACGGAGTTGGATTAAGTGTTGTTGAGCCATTTGGAATCTCCCAATATGTTGGCATTATATCTCCTTATATAGGATCAGTCAACTACAGTTTTCCACCGACAGTTCCAGCATACGATTTAGCTTCATCTGCAAATCCGTATTTTTTGCCATGTAGGAAGAACAAAGTTCCAGTGAAACAACTTTCCTTGGTAAGTGCGGTGACATACTCCTCACCATCCTCACCATGGCTAGACCACAATCCAAATCGGTTCTTGCGGAGTTCAAATTTTCCTGTCCCATGATCATACCAATTTCCAGAATCAATTAAATGTGCGTGTGGATGTTCAGGAATTAAACTCTTGGTTTCGTCTTTCATCTAGATACCTAATTACTTCTTCGCGCCATTCCATCAACTCAT